AGAGAGGCAAATGGCTACAAGATGCCCAGGACGGGCAGTCTAAGGCTAAAGGCACAAAAGGACAAGGAGAGTTATTTAGGTTAATACCTGCCCTAGAGGGCCTAACCAAGACTTTAGATACTAAAGTGATACAGTCCATGAACGGGTCTATAGCTCTAGGCAACGTATTCGATCCTAAGAACGGGAAAAATGCTAGGAGTATGTTGGTGCAGCTTATACTACAGATACTTCCTACTCTTTTCCCCTCGAAGGAAGCTACTAGCGAGTATACTACGGATCCTACAGAGATGCTAATGAATGGGGGATCCTCTTTCAAGAAGAGAGCCATTTCAGACATGAATAGGCCTCTAGGGAATTACGGTCCTACGGCATCAGAGCTAGACGAGGGCAATGTTTTAGAGATGTTCTGGAATATAGGCTTAAGAATTGGAGAGAAAATTAACGAGGCTCTAGGTATTAAGGACCGCACAAATTCTATAGACCAAATGAAAGCACCGCAAAAATTTGAGTATACCAACCCTTATAGCGTAGATGCCGATAGTAACATAGGGCAGAAACTGGAAAGCATTGTTCTAAGTACCCCAACATTAGAGTTACAGAACGCAGCACTAACTGCAGCGATTAATGCTTCAAATGGAAGAGGCGGGTCTACTAAGGTGGAGGTTGTAAACCCTCTGGACATTAAGACCCCTACGACAGTATCTCCAGGCCAGCCGGCCCCCGTTACTGATCCAAAAGGGGATGCTACTACTAACCAACTGAGTACGGATTTAAGAAGATCAATGGCATCAAATCTTAATTCCCAGATACAAAATGATAACCTAAATGCCCGAGCATTTATTACTAATTCCTTATCTCAGGTAGGTACAAATATGATGAGCGGTGCAATAAATAGTTTTTTTGGGTTCGCTAATGGTGGTGTAGCTAAGGGGGGTTTCAGAGCCTTTGCAAACGGCGGAACTGTTACTAAACCTACTCTTGGTTTGGTTGGTGAAGGTAAGTACAACGAAGCGGTAGTGCCGCTACCAGATGGTAAGTCTATCCCAGTAATGGGGTCTGCGGGCTCTACTGAAAATAACGTTACAGTTAATGTTACAGTTGATAAGGATGGGAACGCGGAATCTGATACTAATAGTGGTATGGACGGGGATAAAGCTAAAGCTCTTGGGTACATGGTATCTCAAGCAGTACAGCAAGAGTTAGTTGAACAACAGAGACCGGGAGGGCTACTAAGTAGTTATTAATTATGGCAAATTTTAACACAGAAGTAAATATTAACCCAGATAGAGGCCTTAAGGCAGACAGCAAGCCTAGGGTTCTAGCTGCAACGTACGGAGATGGGTACGAACAGAGAGTAGCCGCGGGTATTAATAATACCCCCGAAGTTTGGAACTTAACGTGGAAGAACCGTACCTCCGCCGAGGCCAACAAGATCATCAAATTCTTAGAGGATCAAGGGGGCGTAACTGCATTTGATTGGTACCCTACGGGGTATGACATATCTAGCACGGCTACCAGCTCTGCCACTAAAAAGTTGATAGATACTAGTCAGTATTTTACTGCTAGATACCTAAATACTACGGTCACGGATTCCGGGGGCACCACTACCACAGTTACAGCTATAGACAGTGCTACTCAGTTATCTCTAGCGGCGGACATAATTTCTAGTGCGGAGGCCTACACTCTTTACCCTTATAAAAAGTATAAGTGTGAAAAGTGGAGTACTCAACATAATATATCAGGTCACCAAACTATTACAGCAACCTTTACAAAGGTATTTGAACCATGAGCGATAAAATTACTAGTGATATTCATGGCTTTGAGCCTGGGGCCGTTATTGAGTTATTTGAACTTGACCTGACTACAGGTAGTGCCCCTTCCTCTGAGCCTACTCTTAGGTGGCACTCAGGTCAGAACGAAAATCTTCAAGAAATAGTATGGCAAGGTAATAAATATTCTGCCTTTCCTATTGAGGCAGAAGGTTTTGAATTTTCAGGAAAGGGAGCAATCCCTAGACCTACAGTCACGGTAGCTAATATTACCTCTATATTATCTAGTGTTATTAATAGTTATGATGATTTGATAGGGTCAAAAGTTACTAGAAAGAAGACCTTTGCGAAGTATCTAGACAATTACTGTTATACTAGCGGGTACCCTGTCGCAGGAGTGTGCACAGGGGAGTCTGGAGGAGACCCTAGTTTAAGTAAGTCAGATTGTTTAGATGTTAATAAGAATGGTTCCGTAGGTACTTGGACAGCGTATAACCAAACTACTTGCGAAGCTGCAACGGGGCCAGGCATATGGTATGCATCAGCCTTGGCCGATGATACTGCACACTTCTCTGATGAGATTTGGTACATAGATAGGAAGGCCGTTGAGACTCGTACTCATATTCAGTTTGAGCTAACTGCAGCACATGACATACACGGAGTAAAGCTGCCCTCTAGGACTGTAGTTGCTAACTCTTGCCCTTGGTTATACAAAGGCACAGAGTGTGGATACTCTGGGGCTAATTACTGGGATGTTAATAACAATACAGTAGTAACCTCCTCAGACGATGTTTGTGCTAAAACTTTCAATGCTTGTGAACTTAGATTTCCGGAGTCAGTTGAGAGCCCTTTTGGGGGGTTCCCTGGAGCTGGTATTAATATGGGATAACCCAATGAATGAAAAGACTTTAGAAGATTTTAGAAAGCACACGGAAGACTCTTACCCTAAAGAAGCCTGCGGCTTCATTATTGGGGTAGGAAAGAAAGAGAGGTACTTCCCTGCTAATAATATTGCAGAGTTTGCTGAGGAGCACTTTATAATAGACCCAGTAAGTTACGCAGATGCAGAGGATATAGGGGCAATTATAGGGGTATGTCACTCACACCCTAATGAGGGGTGTGAACCCTCTGAAGCGGATAAGGTTGCTTGCGAAACCTCTAATAAACCTTGGCATATTTTAAGCTGGCCAGGGGACAGATTACATAGCTGGGAGCCCTCGGGGTACGAAGCCCCTATAGTAGGTAGACAGTTCAGCTATGGAGTACTAGACTGTTGTACATTACTTAGAGATTACTACAAAAAAGAATTAAATATAGATTTTAAGTGTCATAGTGGTCAAGACGGGTGGTGGGATAAAGGCGAGAATAGATACTTAGATAACTATAAAGAACAAGGTTTTGTACAGATAAAAGATGAAGATGATATACGAAAATATGATATATTTCTTATAAAATTAGTTTCACCTGTACCAAACCACGCGGCAGTTTTCATCGGAGACGATAAAATTTTACATCACGTACACGGTAGACTATCTAATAGGGAGCTTTATGGCGGATATTGGAGAAAGCATACCACGCATCATTTAAGGCACCAATCACTATGTTAAAGAAAGTAAAATTATATGGGGAACTAGCGGAGAAGTATGGTAAAGAGTGGGAACTTGATATTGAGTCCCCTTCTGAAGCTATAAGAGCCTTAATGGCAAACAACCCCAGCTTCCGACAGTTTGTTAGTACTTCGGAAGAGAGAGGGGTCGGGTATAAAGTAATAGTTGGAAACAACGAATTAGTGAATATTACAGGAGAACTTTCAAATCCTACAGGTAGACAGGATATTAAAATTGTACCTGTTATTGGAGGAGCAAAACGAGGGGTTGGCCAAATTATTGTAGGTGCTTTGATGATTTATATCGCTATTCAGACGGGAGTAGTTTTAGCGGACCCCGGTAGTGTTGCAGTATTAGCGGGGGAAGGGTCCGGGGTTATTATGGGTACAGCACTGTCTTCTACAGGCATGATGGCAGTTAAGTTTGGAGGAGCTTTAATATTAGGAGGCATAGCAGCTATGTTAGCTCCTACCCCTCCTCCTCTTTCAGATGCGGCTAAAGCAGAGAATTACTCTTTTAATGGAGCCGATAATACGACAAGGCAGGGAGGGGCTATACCCGTATGTTATGGGCAGCTTATGGTAGGCGGAGCAGTTATTAGCTCAGGAGTTTCACCGGAGGATTACACACCATGAGTGAGAAAGATTGGATAAGAGGCTCGGGAGGCGGAGGCAAAGGCGGAGGTGGAGGAAGTGCTACAGAGGATGACGATTCCTTATTTTCTGCATCAAAAGCACGCGTAGTTGATTTAGTTTCCGAAGGAGAAATTGTAGGACTACTAGCAGCTGAAAAGTCTATATACCTAAACGAGACACCTTTAAAGGACTCAGCAGGAAACTATAACTTTGACGATGTTACGTATGCTACTAGGGAAGGTACTAATATTCAGACATATATCCCCGGTTTCTCTGGTACAGAACAGGAAGTCCCGGTAGGCGTCATTGTAAAGAAAGCAGCCCCGGGTGCTCTCATTAGATCTTTTAGCTCGACTACTGTAGATGCAGTGCGCGTACTATTGTATACCCCCGCACTACTCGATGGGGATAACGATAGAGGAGACCTACATGGTTCAAGTGTTGCCTTCAAAATATACTTAGAAAAGGACAATAATGGTTCTTGGGTAGAGATGAAGTCCTCTTCTTTTGAAGGTAAGACTTCGTCTAAGTACGAAAGAGCCTTCAGGTTAGATATACCTTCTGCTTGGAAGACTTCGGGGTTTACACAAATTGCTATTAAGGTAGAAAGAACTACAGCAGACTCTACCTCTACTAAATTAAGTAATGAGTTATACTTTGGTGCATACACAAAAATTATAGACAATAAATTAAGGTACCCTAATAGTGCCCTAATGGCTCTACAGATAGATGCTAGACAGTTTACTAGTATTCCTAAACGTGGATATGAAATAAAGGGTGTAAAAGTAAAAGTCCCTAGTAACTATACTCCATACGACCCCGGGCATTGTTCTCTATCCGGGTATAGGCGTAAGGACAGGTGTACCCAAGCAGGAGGTACCTGGACAGGTACCGCTGCAGGAGGGACTCTATACTCAGGTTCGTGGGATGGCACATTCGACACAGAGTGGACCTGTAACCCTGCGTGGGTTATGTATGACCTATGTACGGATGAGAGGTACGGGCTGGGTAAGTGGCTAGCAGCTAACCAATTAGACAAGTGGTCCCTTTATGAGATTGCTAAGTACTGTGACGCAGTGGACAATTCTGGCAACTTTGTTGGGGTTGACGACGGCTGGGGTAATAAAGAGGCTAGATTTGCATGTAATATGTACTTACAGAGCAGGGCCGAAGCGTATAAAGTACTAAATGATATTTCCTCCATATTTAGAGGAATGATATACTGGCAACAGGGGCAAATCTCTGCTGTGCAGGACGCGCCCAAAGACCCCGTGATGAGCTTTTCAGATGCCAACGTTATAGAAGGTAAGTTTACATACGAAGGTACTTCCAGAAAACAGCGACACAATGTAGCACACGTTACTTGGAACAACCCAGAAGACTTTTATAGGCAGAACGTTGAGTACGTTGAAGATGCACAAGGAATTGTAAATGCTAATAACCAGATATTTTCGACAGATGTAAGTGCGATAGGCTGTACATCTCAAGGGCAGGCACGTAGAGTAGGAAAGTGGATTCTGTATACGGAAAGGTATGAAACTGAAACAGTGACTTTCTCCACGGGTATGGAAGGTGCTGCAATTAGACCTGGAGATATTATTAAAATAGCGGACTCGCACAAAGCAGGGGTACGTTATGGGGGCAGAATAGCCTCAGGTAGTACAACTACTACTATTAAATTAGATGCAGCTACTTCAGTAACCGCGGGTAAAACATACAAACTATCTTTAATTAATACTGAAGAAGCGTGTATACAGTCTGGAGTTAAACAAGGTGAGACAACTCAAGAAACTTGTTTAAACGCCCACGTAGATAATGAGTGGAAACCTTATGTATGGGTAGAGACAAAAGACGTAGTTACTATTGGTACTACTGAAAGCATTACAGAGATAACGGTAACCTCCGCATTTGCTAATACTCCTACTACTAATTATATGTGGATTTTAGAAGAGATAGGTACAGTAGAGGCACAAGACTTTAGAGTATTAATGACTAGGGAGTCTGGCTCTAATATAGTGGAAGTGTCCGCACTTAAGTACCACGAGGCCAAGTATGGGTATATTGAAGAAAATATAGCGTTCTCTTCTAAATCTACTAGTAGTTTACCTAACCCAAGTGACCCAATACCTGCACCTACTAATATGAGTATTAGTGAAGAATTGTATATTGATTCAATGGGGAATGTTAAGAACAGGGCCACCTTTAGCTGGGATGCTCCAAACACGGCCGGTACAGCAACTACTTACCCGTACATTGCGTCTTATTACGTAGAGTGGAGAAGAAAGGCTCCTGCTATTACAAACTGGACATCTATGGGGGAAACCTCTGCGCAGAGCATCACTATTGATGATGCTCCAGCAGGAACTTTAGAATTTAGAGTTAAAACAAGGAGAATTTTCTAATGATATATTCACCCTTTGCATCCATAGAGCAGGAGATATACGGTAAAACAAGTGCCCCTGGAGACGTAACTAATTTTAATATGGTTGCACAAGGGGATAAAGCATATCTATCTTGGACTACTGTTGCAGACTTAGATGTAATTATAGGGGGTTCATATTGGATTCGTCATACTAGTAAAATTAGTGGAGTAACTTGGGCAGGGTCTACTGATATTACTAAAACTGTGCCTGGTAATATGGACAACTATTTAGCACCCTTATTATCGGGATCGTACTTAATAAAGGCACTAGATTCATCTGGTAATGAGTCTCAAAATACAGCATTTATAAAATCTAATACTGCAGA